CCGGCAAATCAATTTGAAAAATTCGCTAAGATGGGTCCAGGATTAAAACAAGCAGGAGAAGGAGTATCAGGTCTAGCTCAGGCCTTTAACACTTTCAATGCTTCAGATCCGTCAAGATCAGCAAAAGCTTTAAATACTTTTATGAAATCTATTGATATGAAAACCCTGAGGTCTTTGGGTTCGGCTTCTAAAGGTTTGTCAGCTTTGTCCCAAATGAATTATTCGGGACAGGAATTAATCAATGCACAAAGACAACAAAATAATTTGAGCCGAGAAACTTCAAAAACAACAGTAATCAGCTCAACTACACAACAAAATATTTCTAATTCTTCAGGTGTGGTGTTACCTCCATCTGCTGTTGTTCCAGGAAATGGAGGCGGTTTACTGGCGGGGTAATTAATTCTTATAATACCCATCAGAGAGGTAGTATATAAAAGCATCAATTAGGTCAGGAGAACCCCAACCCATTATTGCCCATATCACCAACAAGCACATAAACCAAAAACCTACATAAGTATTTGTATCGTTATTTTCTAACATTATGCGGTCTCCGCTAACTTAGCAAAATATGAAAACTCCTCAGAAGTTTCGTTCTCTGCTGTACCCGCTGTAACAGGACTCTTAGTACTCACATCACCATCAAAAGGGGGTGATGAAGATTCCACGATCTGAGGTTTCGGTTGGGGAATATCAGGAGAATATAAACCTAAAACCTTATCCAATTTTTCTTTTAATTGTTCGTATGTTTTAAAATTAGAAGGGTCAGTAAATTCACTCAGCGAATGTTCAGATTTCCAAATTTCCTCCATCTTAGCATCCTCGGAGTCTAATGGAGCAGGAGCAGTAAATTCAGATTTATCATAATTAGAATATCCGTCCAATTTACGAATCTTAATCTTAAAATTTGCACCTTCCCACAAGTCAAACGGATTAACAGGAGTTTCATCCTTAAATTCAGGTTCCATCTTATCGTTAATTTTGTCCCAAATCTTTTTCCCAAACTTATATAATTTAACTTGCCCCTCATTCTGAGGATTAGTAGGATCACTAACTACATAGACATTGGTGATATACGTCAATCTACGTTTCTGTTTTCTGGCAATATCTTTATTCGCTTCGATTCCAGAATTCCAAAGTTGGGAATTGTATTCCGAACAAGGATCTTTATGTCCTAATGTGGTCAAAGAATTTTCAATATACCAGCCACCAGGCCCCTGAAATCCATGATTCCATAATCTCGACCACGGCAAATCTTCTCCTTCAGGCGCGGGGAGGAATCTAACAATGGCCATTCCGTTACCAGACTTATCTAATTCTGGGCGCCAAAATCGGTCATCATCACCTTGACCACCAGCGGGCTGATTTAATTTCTGAGTTTCTACTAGGAGGGATTGTAGTCTATCACTACGTTTTTTCTTCATATCTGCGAACGACATATGTTTCCTTTCGTATATTTCGTATTGCGTTGTATTATTTGTATTGCGATTTATTTCACGTTACTCATTAAGTAACTTTATTATAACACATATTCCTGATTTGTCAAGTACCACATTAAATAGGTAACGAGGAACTTTTTGCAATGAGGTTTAAACTTTCTGCTTCCTCTTGTATGTGTTGTTTTAGAATGCCTCCCACTAGCTTACCTGCTGCTTCAGGTTCCAATTTATTATGCTCACAATGATGGATAACCGCATCAATATAGGTCATTCTAGTTCTCTGAACAAGGTTCTCAATCTCTTCCATAAACCTTAAAGAGTTATTCAATTTTATTCCCATTATATAATTTCAGTATTATTGTTATTATTATTATTGACTAATGCTTCGGATTCTTTTTGTTCCACATCGGCTTCATTTTTAAACCAATAATCAGTAGATTTGGCGAGTACCGCCACGTAAGCACCTATTAAAATATTCACTAAATCCCTAGACTCTTGGGGGAGTGCAGCAAAAAACAATAGCCCGATCAGAAACAAAAATGTACTTACTATCATGAGAGACAAGACAATTCTCGCCCACCAGTTCATTTTCTTTCGTGCTTCTATTTGGTCATATCGTAGTGCTTCTAATGGATTTTTTTTCCACAATTCTTTTTCATTTTCTTCTATCATTTCATCACCCGTATCTATTATATTATCATTAACTGGCTTCTTTTTTGCCATTATTTTCTCCTGATATTCTTAGTATTTAATACCTTGTTCTGCTAGTAATACTCGATTTTTCAAATGTTCACCTTGAACGTCATCTTTATTCTGTCCATGATATCCAACCGCATGTCCGTTCTCACATAACCATTTATTTACATTTGTCCAACCACCAAACTCATGTCCATCTTCAGTGCAATTGATCCAAATCTCACCCAATATTCTTCCGAACTTACCTCTACTGTCTGCCTCTGGACATCTCACTTGCAGTTCTATGTCATCACGATCCGACAATACTGCCCAATGTACCCATGATTTGAGTGCCTTCTTTGAAAGTAATCCATAAAACTTTTCTTCTAAGTCCCTTGTCCTCGACTCTGGTGTGTCTATACCGAGTAGTCTAACTCTACCACAGTAACGAACATCAAAACCCAAATCAATCACAGCGTCCAATGTATCTCCGTCAACGACTTTTTCTATTGCCGTGACGTTGTAAATAAACGGGCAATCAGTTTCTTTATATGTTGTCATAACCACTCCTGATTTGTTTAAAATTATTCATCTTCTTCTATTTTCCCATTCAAATATCCAATCTTTTTCGCCATAAGAAACCTTCACTCTACCCAAATCCATAGTCTCTGGATAAAAATATGTGAATCCCTCTTCACCATAATTGGGATTAATGGAACTAGGTTCACCTCTATCTATGGTTAATTGTAGTTCTGCCAAATCCGTTATCCTCAATTTCTCTTCATATCTTTTTCGTTCAAAACCTGCTTGTATATATCTAGCTGGTTGATTACCATACCCGCCTCTATATTCTGACATATTTTTACTTCCTATATACCCATATTAGATTTTAATTCTTTCATCATATCCAATACTACTCCATAACCCAATTGTTTCATTTACTCCTGTTGAGTTATTAAATAGTAAAAAGGATTGTTTCTGTTACTAGGCACAATCCTAAAAACCCTACAGTCTAATTACGCCGCTAAAGCAACCCTTGCAGGGGAATAGTCTGAATGATTAGCAGCGTTGAAATTTGCAGCTAGTTTGTGATGTTGGTCATCACCCATCCGTTCTCGCTGTTACTCTCACTAGCAATCGAATACCAAAACACCCCCAATTCGGTTATAGTTGGTGGAGGTGACCAGAGTCGAACTGGCGTCTTACTTAGTTACCCTACAGGTCATCAAACATCTCTAACTATTTAGTATTATACAGAGCCTTAGCTTCCCAAATTTTATATACCCAATCATCACGTTTTTCAACAAACAATTGTGGTTCAGGTTCACCATCAACAGCAATTATTATCACCACCTGATTTACTGGTACACCAGTTAATTCTTCATAGGCTATTGCATAAAAACTACCTTGTGCAAAATACCCCTCACACCAAGATTTTTCTTTTGTTCTATTACTTGTTTTATAATCTATAACAGATAATACTCCGTCAAACTCTGCTACCAAATCTGTTCTGCCTGCTATACCGAAATGATTTGAATACAATCCTAACTCCACGCCATGCACATTATCTATTCTCTCTAATGTTGGTTGGATGGCTTGAAATAATTCTTGTATGTGGGGTAATTCTTCTGAGAGGAATCCTTGCTCATTTTGGATATATCTCTCACAGACAGAGTGTACGCGGGTTCCTCTACGTGAAGCTTTTCCCGAAACTTTATTAGCTTCTGTTTCTCCAACCCTCTTTCTCCATTTCTGTATTGAATCTTTGGACAATTCACTGAGTACTGTTGTGATAGATGGATAAAGTTTACCGGAAGGTGTAACATAATTCCTCTTACCATTAATATTTTCAGTCATCATCCCAAAAATCAATTCAGGATTTTTTTCCAAATGCACAAATGTTTTCATAATAAATTTTCATAAAGTGTTTCCTGGAACATTACGTTTAATGTCTTTCATTCGATCCGTAAACCACCCAGGTTCTTTCTTAGAATATTTGGTTTTAATATTATCATAACCGAAATAAGGCACCGAAGGTGATTGGTTCACCTTACCTTCACACATTTGACACGGAATTTTTGTCGGCTCCTCTCTCTTTGAGATACGGAGCATCTCTTCAAATTCGTGACCACAACTCTCACAACGATAATCGTAATTGGGCATTTCTTTTCCTCGTTATATCCATGAAGGGGGTTGTCTCATATTCTCCACTATACCTCCCCATTTAGCATTAGCGTTTCTACAATATTCTCTATAAAAACCTCTATATGTTTCTATGGAATTTTGTAATTCATCCTCTAGACTCTCTACCTGTTTGTAATCACATTTGGGTGGAGTAGTAATACTACCCTCCTTAATATTTTCGGGTACATGACTCAACTTATTGTACAGCTTATTCCAGTCATCATGAATATCATCATATCTATACCAAAATTCTTTATTGAGCCAAAACCAAACATCGTGTACCCATTGATAGTTGGCATTAGTATCTTGGGTCCATTCGCTATCACCACTCTTAAGGATATTGTCAACATCTAAAAATTTAATTATTTCACTTTCTTTATTTAAAAAATAATGTGCACTCGATAATATTCTTGTATATATTGGTATCATTCGCTTCACATCATCATCACAATGTGCATAAGCACACATTTTCGGGTCAAGGTCTAAAAATAATATATCCATAATTTTTGTTATTTATAAAATAAGTGTTTGTCTATTTCTGTAACTTTTTCCATACCTATTGCCCAGTATGGTTTTTCAATATAATTAGCGTAATAATGTGTTGCACCATCAGTAATGTCAATCATTTCATTTTTCTTATATCTTTTTAATATTTTTTTAGCGAGTGTTTTTGAATATGTCCAACTTATTCCTTCTTGGGGTGTATCACTGACAGAATTACAATACCAACTAAAATGACACTTATTTCTAATAGGGTGTCCGTTTTTATAATGTTTACCCTGTTTCACTACATTACAAACAGTATCAGGAAATTTCGAAGATTTTACTCTATTCAGGGTTACTTGTGCCACAGCAATTTTGCCTGCTGTGCTTTCTGTGGCAGCTTCATAAAAGATATTTTGTGCCATGCACATTACTTCTGTTGGATTTAATTTTATTTTTCTGTTTTCCTTTATTCTAGTTTCAATTATTTTAAAAGTATAGTCTTTATACTCATTATTTTTTAGAGTTGTATTTCCAATACTACTAGTGAATCCAGTAGCAAAAAACATGACAAGAAATAAAAAATATTTTTTCATATTCCTCTTCTGTTTGGGTTATCACTCCTTTATTTTTTAGGTCTAAACCTACTAGGTTTTCTAATATATGTGTCAATACTATTCATACTATTGCTACCTAAAAAACTCCTCCAATCAAAATCAGATATCCAAGTAAATGTGCCAACAGTTCCTATAAATTTTTTCTCCACATCATCATATGATAATATGGCAACAACATTTAATGGATCAGCGAGTCTGATTGTTATAGAGTGGGGTATACCATGCTCATAATCTATTCCACGAAGTTCAGCTTCTTTAGGAACTTCGTCACCGGTAGTTGATATACGCTTGAATTTTACTATTCTATTTTCGAATTTATTTAAATTTATCATTATGGTATTAGTTCAGGGAAAGTTGTTTTTACTAATTTATATGTTAAACCCCTATATTTTAATTTTTTATCTTTGACTTGAATGACAACATCCACTTCTTTGGGGTGAAGTGATTCTAACATCTGAACAAATAATTGTTCCCTCCGTAATTGAGAAATTCCTTCACGACCACCTTTAATAAATAAATAAAATTTTCGTATATTGGGATATAAATACGTGGGGTTATATTCATCAGGAGAACCTACAGTGGTATACGGAGGAACACCAGATGGCAATGCAAATATTATGTCAGGGTGAAAAGCATATTTTAACAGGTCCTTTAATGGATTTGATGCGTTGTCTAATAAAATTTTCACTCTGTCATCAAATGAAGATGCTTCTGCAATATCTTCAAATATAAGAGGTATACTACGTGCCATAAATTAAAACTCCGATAAATTCTCTGTTAAATTTTTTAATCTATGATTTATAAAATACGTAAGTAACCGTTTTCGTTCGCCGACAATCGTTTCCCTATACTG